TTCGGCTACAACGCTGTTGTCGGATCCACCAAGGAAACCATCTGGGAACAGGGCGGTTTATACGCTTATCCCGCATCAGCCACAGTAATGACTGTATCGAGCAGTTCAGCTAATGACACTGCCGCAGGCACAGGTGCGCGAACAGTAGAAATTTTTGGCCTAGACGCCGATTACAACGAAATAAACGAAGTTGTCACATTGAATGGGCAAACTGCTGTTAACACCACAAAGTCTTACATCCGTATAAATCGTGGCATTGTCCGCAGTGCAGGTAGTGGTGGTGCAAACGCTGGAACACTTTACGCAGGAACAGGCACCGTGACTTCTGGGGTTCCAGCTAATGTCTACCTTATCATCAACGGTGATGGTGACAACCAAACATTGATGTGTCTTTGGACAGTTCCAGCAGGATATACAGCGTTTCTCACAAAGATGGCTTTATCCACAGGAACATCAACTCAGACACCTGCTGTTCTAAATGCTACTCTTGTTGCTAGGCCATATGGAGAAGTCTTCCAGATAAAGGAAAGGTTTACTCTTACAGATGGCGCACACGAACAGTTTTATAGTTTTCCATTAAGGTTCACAGAAAAAACAGACTTGGAAATGAGAGCATTTTCTTCTTCGGGGTCGGTTGACTTTAATGTGTCTGCGTCAATGGAATTTGTTTACATAAAAAATGACGGAGTGACATGATGGCAACTTCCGGCACAGTTAATTTCCGGCTAAATGTCGAGCAAATTATAACGGAGGCGTATGAGCGTTGCGGGATCGACAACGAAACCAGAACAGGCTATCAGGCTGTTTCTGCGCGTCGCAGCCTAAACCTTTTGTTCAGCGAGTGGGCAAACAGGGGCATAAATTACTGGGCTGTTCAGAACAACACTCTTTCGCTTTCTTCCGGAACGACGACTTATACACTCCCAGCAGGCACGATTGATCTGATAGATGTCGTTGTAAGAGAAACAGTTGGCGGCACGACATCTGATACAGTTTTGCAGCGAGTAAGCATTGCAGACTACAACCAACTCCCGGACAAAAGCTCTTCTGGCAAGCCAAGCCAATACATGCTTGACAAACAGTACACCCCAGTTATGTATGTCTGGCAAGTCCCGGACAGCAATGCTTACAGCTTGGTTTATTGGTCAATAAATCAGATCGAAGATATTAATGCAAGCAATCAAGATGCTGACGTTCCCTACCGTTGGTCTGATTGTATTTGTGCTGGACTAGCGAGCAAGTTGGCTATGAAGTTCGCACCAGACAGATATCAGCTCCTTGATCAAGTTTATGAGCGTTCGTTTGAATTAGCGGCTGCAACGGACAATGATGGTGTTACTCTCCGCCTTCGTCCAACAGGAATGAGCTTGAATTAATGGCAGCTCGTCGGGCATCAGGGAAAAAATCACAGGCTATAAGTGATCAGTCTGGATTTAAGATCCCTTATAAATCCCTCAAGACAACTTGGGAGGGATATCGCGTTGAGCCCGAAGAGTGGGAACCGAAGCACCCACAGCTAACTCCTGCCAAGAATGTAGTCGATGCAACTGCACTCTTTCAGCCTCGTCCAGATAACGATCCTGAAAATGTAGAGATATCCATCGGGTATACCTACGACTTCATGCTTGACAGGAACCAGCGTCCTGGAGTTGGCGTCGCTGGAAAAGGCTCTCTCGGTGTAATTTCTGTCTCCGGAAATTCTGAAGTTGCTGAAACTGGCGTCGCAGGCACTGGTGCTGTCGGCACAATAACTCTGTCGATAACCGTTGACGCCAGCCCAACAGGAGTTTCAGGCACAGGCACGACAGGCACAGAGGTTCCTGAGTCCGAGATCTTAGAAACAGGCGTCGCAGGCACTGGTGAGGTTGGATCTGAAGCTCTAGAAACTGAAATAATTGAAACTGGTGTCGCAGGCACTGGTGCTGTTGGGTCTGAAGCTCCTGAATCTGAATTGAATCCTTCTGGCGTCGCCGGAAATGGTGCTGTTGAAGGATTTGGTGTAACTGGCAACGGAAATGTCACGCTTATTGTGACAGGAATTTCTGGCGTTGGTGGAACAGGCACGACAGGTACAGAAACTTCAGAGTCTATTGTCGTAGAAACCGGACTTTCTGGCTCGGGGCAGATTGGAACTGTTTCCATATCTTTAGTGACAAATCCTGCTTGGGGCGATGGTGCTTGGGGCGAAGATGCTTGGGGTGAATGATGAATTACACGACACTCGTAGATAATATCAAAGATTTTATGGAAGACAACTCAACTGAGTTTTCTGATTCCATTGATCAGATCATTGATCAGGCTGAAGCCATGATCTTTCAGAGGCTCCCGCAGCTTCCCTGTTTCCGCCAGACATCTTCCGGATCTCTTGTCATAGGGACTGCTGATTATACAGTTGCTAGTGCGAGGATGATTAGGCAATTTTCAGTGACCAGCTCTGGAGAAGTTTCTTACCTTGATCACAGGATTGATTCTTATCTAAGAGACTATTGGCCTAATTCAAGCACGACAGGCACCCCAATAATGTACAGCACAAAGTCTGCTGGAACATCTGGGATCACAGTTACGCTCGCACCCACCCCCAGCGCAGCATTAACTTATCAGGTTGATTTCTTTGCTCCGGGGGCAGGCATATCTTCCGGTAATCCGAACACATGGATCGGTGATAATGCGGAGAATGTCCTGCTCTCTGCCTGCCTCTACGAAAGTTCTGCTTTTCTTAAAGCACCAGAAACGCTAAACTTGTATAAGACTCAGTTCGACGAGTCCGTCCAGCTGTTTCAGCAAGAGATGGCTAGGAATTATACTGCTGAATATAACGGAGGCATATAATGGCCATCACTCAAGCTATGTGCACCTCTTTCAAAGAGGACCTTTTCCAGAAAGAGCAGGATCTTGATACGGATACGATCAAGATTGCGCTTTACACTTCTTCTGCGACTCTCGATGCTTCAACCACAGCATACACCGCAACAAACGAAGTCAGCGGCACTGGCTACAGCGCTGGTGGCGTAACCCTGACTGGCGCGACTATTGGGACTAGCGGAACGACTGCCTATGTTGATTTCGATGATCCTGAGTGGACTTCTGCGTCGTTCACAGCTCGTGGTGCTCTGATTTATAACAGCACTGCTTCAAACCAATCTATCGCTGTTCTTGATTTTGGTGGCGATTTCACTGTTTCTTCCGGCACCTTCCGGATCGTTTTCCCAGCTGCGGGAGCGACGGCAATCATCCGGATCGACTGAGGATTTAAACCATGCCCAGCACATACGTCAATGACCTACGTCTTGAGGAAATGGCCACTGGCGAGAAGTCAGGGACGTGGGGGACAATCACAAACACTAACCTAGAGCTGATCGCCTCAGCATTTAGCTACGGGACTGAGGATTTAGCTTCTGATGCAGACGCCACCATCACAATGTCGGATGGCGGTGCTGATGAAGTTAGGTCTATCTATCTTAAAATTACTTCTAGTGGATCTCTTACGGCAACCCGGACGATAACTCTCGCTCCAAATACGGTTTCTAAACTTTGGATTATCGAGAATGCCACCACTGGCGGTCAGTCTATTTCCATCAGCCAAGGCTCAGGGGCAAATGTAACTGTCCCTAACGGCGGTAACAAGATCATCGTCACAGACGGCGCAGGTGCAGGGGCTGCTGTTTACGATGCTCTCGCAGACCAAGACGTTGATATTACGAGTGGCACAATCGTCGGGATCACAGACCTCGCGGTAGCGGACGGAGGAACGGGTGCTAGCGATGCTGGTACTGCCCGCACAAACCTCGGCCTTGGGACTATCGCAACTCAAGCAGCAAACAACGTATCCATCACAGGCGGCTCGGTAACTGGAATTACAGATATTACGGTAGCTGACGGCGGCACTGGCGCAAGCACAGCCTCCGCTGCCCGCACGAACCTTGGCGTAGCTATCGGCTCTGACGTTCAGGCGTATGACGCAGATACGCTCAAAGCCGACACCACCGCCGTCCTGACGGCTGGTTATGCCGCCACGCCATACAACGCTGGCACGCAAACCAGCGGCACCTATACGCCCGACGAAGCCAACGGCAACTTGCAGTATGCAGTCAACGGCGGCGCGCATACGTTGGCACCGCCGACGAACAATTGCACTATCGTGATCCAGTACACGAACAATGCGTCGGCTGGTTCGATCGCCACAAGCGGCTTCACGCTAGTGGATGGTGACACGATTTCGACGACCAATGGAGATGACTTCTTTTTCTATGTGACGAAACTCAACGGATTTTCGCACCTTACAGTTAAGGCACTTCAGTAATGTTGCTGCCAGTCGTACAAGGCGGTCATGATTCCGCAGATGCTGGCTTCAACATCACCATAAGCTCGGATCAAACGAATTATAATCTGTCGAGCGATTTGCAGAATAATTACGGCTGGAACGGCACCGACCCGATCAATGTGACGCTGACGATAAACAGTTCGATTAACGTCTACTCTACCAGCACTGCCACACCAGCTATCACCGCGCATCTGGTTAGCGGCTCAACGCTCACCATCAACAACAGCGGCAACGTAGTTGGCCGGGGC